AAAGCGAAGTCGAAGAGTACAAAGCTATCATTCGTCAGGAAATTCAAAAAGATCGCGGTATTTCAATACCAGGCTGCCCAATCGGATGCGACATTGACGTCGGAGACGATTACTCAATGGGCAAGTTTGAAAGCAAATATGCTGGTTCCATTAAACTATAAGCAAGTAAATAGAAGCATTAAGTTTCCTGTTTACGAGATCCCGTCAGAGGATGTTTATTCTTCTGACGGGCTTCTTTTTTTAAACGGAAAAGTTCTGGATGACCGTAATCAGTCTGGAAAAACTCTTGGAGAAAGAAGACTTACAACTTCCCATCAAAAAGCATTACTAAATAAAGCGTATCCGACTTTTATTGATCTTGTAAAATCGAGGCACGCTTTATTTATTGATAGCAGCGGAGTTCCGTTTCGCTATGACCGAAATAAGATTTGTACTGTAGAGTCTCGAAAGATTAAGAAAAAAGTATCGAGAGGAACATATACGGTTATTTATGTCGATAAAGTAAATAATCTATTTCATATGTCACGTTATCCAGCAGCCGAAGAGTGGGCACAGGTTCTATACCTAGATCAAAAACCTTGGCTTCTCTATGGCGTCTCAGAAATTGAACTCAAAACATTTAGAAAGGTAGTATGAAAGCTGTAATTTCCAATAGAATCTATCTCAACGCAAGAGATCCTTCTCACATCGTCGAAATGGAGAAGGCACTCACCTATAAGATTGATTCTTACAAAGAAGATGCTCCGCCTACTATTATTAAAAATTTGAGAAAGATCCGTGATAACCTGTATTCGATACCCGTCGGTCGTACAGACCTAATCCCGAAAGGCTATACAATTACAGACAAGAGACTCGAAGTCCCCGCAAATTTTCCAAAATTTCAATTTGAGCTTCGACCGAGCCAACAGGAAGTTTATGATAATCTAACAGATAATGCCGTTATCAATGCTTTTGTGTCTTGGGGTAAGACTTTTACAGCTCTCGCTATTGCAGCAAAACTAGGGCAGAAGACTCTGATTGTTACCCACACAATCGCTCTTCGTAGCCAGTGGGAGTCTGAAATTAAAAAAGTCTTTGGTATTAATCCTGGGGTTATTGGTAGTGGTATTTTTAACATCAATGCTCCTATCGTTGTTGGTAACGTGCAGACTCTTTATAAAAGAAGAGAGAATCTAGCAAAAGAATTTGGAACGATTATTGTAGACGAATGTCACCACATTCCTGCAAATACTTTCAATCGAATTGTAGATGCTAGTTATGCTCGTTATAAGATTGGTCTTTCTGGAACAGTTGAGCGTAAAGATGGTCGACATGTGCTACTGCCAGATTACTTTGGAACAACCCGCTTCACGCCTCCGCGTGAAAACTATATGGTTCCTTCAGTAGATGTGATTCAATCGAAGATTCGATTTATGGATGGCGCACGAACTCCTTGGGCACTAAGAGTAAATGATCTCGTGCAGCAAGAAGAATACGGAGAGCTCATCTCACTTCTCGCAGCTACCTATCATCGAAAAGGGCACAAGGTGCTTCTTCTCTCTGATCGAGTTCACTTTCTCAAACGAGTTGCAGCAACTCTTGGGGATTACTGCGAAATTATTACTGGAGAAAACTCCACAGAAGATCGAGAAGCTAAAATTAAGCGTATCAACGCTGGAGAAGTAAATATTCTTCTTGGAACGCAAAGTATCTTTTCGGAAGGTATCAGTGTGAATCCTCTGAGCTGTCTCATTCTCGCAACTCCAGTAAACAATACTCCTCTTCTCACACAGTTGATTGGACGAGTTGTGCGAGAGTATCCGAATAAGAAAGCTCCTGTAATTGTGGATATTAATCTTCGTGGAAAGACAGCAGAAAAGCAAGCTCAGTTTCGACTGGGGCACTATATCAAAGAAGGGTACGAAGTCAATTTTATACCTGTGTAAAAAATTGTTCTTGACTTTCTCTGCTCGATCCGGTATAATATCTTTTTTGGGGACATTATAATGATTTTTTTCGATTGGCCTACAGTATTTCGTGAGTCTCAAGCACTACCAAATAAAGTAATGGATATCATTGCTTATATTACTTTTAAGCCTATCCCCAAAAACCACTATGATGCACATATCAAGAAAATGTCGATTATCAATTGGGCAGGTCACTCTTTTATCCTGAACCCAAAAAAGCTAATCACTGCTCGAGAAGTGTATCCAGATGAAAAACTTGCAGAATATGTGGCGCTAGCAAGTTTTCGTAATTATAATGAATACAAGGTCACAAAACAAACTACTCTGTCGGTATATGAATGTCCTGTATCTACGGAGTCTTTAGCCAACAATAAACTACTTACCATCGAAAATGATAAAATCTATTTTTGTTGGGAAGAAGTTCTTCACTAGGAAATCAAAATGGGTATTAAATTTACGAGTTCTTCAGGTTCTGCTAAGAAAAACAGTCTTGAGCAGTACGCTTACAAAGCTGGCGACAACTGTGTTCGTCTCTTTGGCGACCTTCTTCCGCGGTATATTTACTGGATTCAGGGCGACAAGGGTAAAAACATTCCGATGGAGTGCCTTTCGTTCGATCGTAACGCCGAGCGTTTTACAAATGTTGAAAAAGATTGGGTAAAAGATTACTATCCCGATCTGAAGTGCTCTTGGGCATATTCGATTCAGTGCATTGATCCTACTGACGGCAAAGTCAAAATCTTCAATCTGAAGAAGAAGCTGATGGATCAAATCAAAGTAGCCGCCGAAGATTTGGGCGATCCTACTGATCTTGACGCTGGCTGGGAAGTACACTTTAAGCGTGTAAAGAATGGCCCAAATGTGTACAACGTAGAGTACACACTTCAAACTCTGAAGTGCCAAAAGAGCATTCGTCCGCTGACCGCCGAAGAGCGTGCAGCAGTAGAGGCAGCAACTCCGATTGATGAGCTTCTTTCTCGCCCGACTCCTGATCAACAGAAGGAGTATCTTGAGCGAATGATGACTGGCGCTAGCGAAAGCAACACCGATGAGACTATTGATGAGGACTTCGATGTAGCATGAAAATCTTGTTCTCGGCTGACTGGCATATCAAGCTCGGTCAAAAGAACGTGCCTACTAGCTGGGCACGTTCTCGATACCAGAGTTTCTTTGATAAGCTAAAAGAGCTGGAAGAGACAGTAGATTTGCATATAATTGGTGGCGATATATTTGATAGGGTTCCAACTCTTGATGAGTTGGAACTCTATTTTTCGTTTATACAAAACGTAAATATCGAGACAATTATATATGATGGCAATCACGAAGCAACTAAAAAGAATAGTAGCTTTTTGAGTGTTCTTTCCGATGTAAGTACAAACCTGAATGAAAAAGTGAAAGTAGTTACATCGACATATGAAGATTCGAGAGGATTTACAATTCTTCCTTATTGCGAACTTCATAAGAAAGATTCCATCGAGAAACTAAACTCATCTCTTCCGTTGTTTACCCATGTGAGAGGAGAAATTCCACCACACGTTACACCAGAAATTGACTTAGACCGCCTTAGTAGTTTTCCAATTGTATTTGCTGGCGATTTGCACGCGCATTCCAATTCTCAGCGAAATATTGTATATCCGGGCAGTCCAATGACTACGAGCTTTCATCGCTCAAAAGTCAATACAGGAATTCTTCGTATCAACGATTGGGCTCCTGAGTGGATTGAATTAGATATGCCGCAGTTGATTCGAAAGACTGTTGGAAATACAGATGAGATGATTCCTGGCATTCGAGACCACATCATCTACGAACTTGAAGGAGATATGCGCGATCTCGCAAAAGTAGCAAATACTGAGTTACTAGATAAAAAAGTAGTAAAACGAAACATTGAAACTTCTCTCGTGCTTGATAAGAGCATGACGCTAGCAGAAGAGCTTGTTGAGTATTTAACCTACATTTTAGAAATCTCGGATGATAAAATACCTGATATTGTAGGCTTGTTCAATGATTACACTAAAAACATTGAAATGGGATAATTGCTTCTCCTATGGCGAAGGCAATATTCTAGATCTCTCAGAACATAAGATAACTCAGATTCTCGGAACAAACGGAGTTGGAAAATCTTCTATTCCTCTAATTCTTGAAGAGGTTCTTTTTAATAAGAATTCCAAAGGAATTAAGAAAGCAGATATTCAAAATAGGTTGATTGAGAAAGGATACAATATTAGTCTGGCTTTTTCGAAAGATGCAGATGAGTATGATATCGACCTAGCTCGTCGCGGAGCGACTATTAAAGTCAAGCTGTTTAAGAACGGCGATGACATTAGTAGCCATACCGCGACGAATACCTATAAAAACATTGAGGAGATTCTCGGAATTGATTTTCGAACGTTTTCTCAAGTAGTTTATCAAAATACAAACTCTAGCCTTAACTTTCTAACTGCAACTGATGCAAATAGAAAGAAGTTTCTTATTGATCTTCTTGGGCTAGAGCAGTATGTCGAACTCTTTGAAGTATTTAAAACTGCTTCAAGAGACGTAGAACAAGAGTTTTCGAAGCTAGAGGGTAAGATTGCCACTATCGAAAGATGGCTAGAGTCGAATAAACTCTTTGATACAAATCCGAAAGAAATACAACCGTTGCCAACTATTTCTTCTGACGATCAAGAAGAGATGAATAGTCTTGCGGTTGAATTAAGCAATATTTCTGCTACTAATAAGCAGATCTCTAAGAATAATCAACTAAAGGATCTTCTTCGGCAAATTCCGATAAATGAAATTCGAGATATGCCAGACGACCAAGTAGAGTCCTATGATAGCTATCAAGCAAAACTAGGTGAGATTAAAACGATTGTAAGTTCTGCTAAGAAGCTCATAGACAAGATGGAGGACTTAGGAAATGTATGCCCAACTTGTGAACAATCAGTACCAGAGCAATTCAAGCTCGATCACATTCATAAAGAAAAAGAAAAAATTACTGAGCAAGAAGGAAACTACAAAAGCATACAGACGAAAATTAGGGAAATTCAAGAGAAAAATGAGAGGGCTTTGCTAAGAGCCAAGAAAATCAAGGAGTGGGAGGATCTTTACAGATCTATCAAGCATGATATGCCTACCCGACTTCTTGATGAAGATGAGCTGCAGGATAGACTAAGTGCGATTAAAGTACGAATTAAATCTACCGAAGCTCAGATTGCAAAGATTAGTAGAGAGAATAATGACCGAGCAAGTCATAATGCAAAAATTTCTGTAATTCAAGAACAGACAGAATCCTTTAAAGGACAAATGTCGGCTCTTCAGGTAGACTATGATACCTGTAATTCAAAGAGAGCGAATCTTGAAGTTCTGAAAAAAGCGTTTAGTACGAATGGATTGGTGGCGTATAAGATAGAAAATCTTGTAAAAGAGTTAGAAGAACTCACAAGTAATTATCTATCTGAGTTATCTGACGGAAGGTTCACCCTAAACTTTACTGTGAGTAACGATAAGTTGAATGTTGAAATTACAGACAACGGAAATGTGATTGATATTCTTGCGCTATCTTCTGGCGAACTTGCTAGGGTCAACATTGCAACTCTTTTAGGTATAAGAAAGCTAATGAGCAGCCTGTCTTCAAGCAAAATAAACGTTCTATTTCTAGACGAAGTTATGAACGTACTTGACGAACTAGGAAGAGAGAAATTAGTAGATGTTCTACTTAATGAAGAACTCAACACTTATATTGTAAGTCACCAATGGTCTCACCCTCTTCTCAATAAAATCGAGGTTCAAAAAACCCGAGGGATTAGTGGAATCATTTTATAATGGTAGATTCAAGAATGAAAGGACAGCGTGGTGAGTATCTAGTAAGGGATATGCTGCGAGAAGCAACAGGACTTAGCTTTGAGAGAGTGCCAGCCTCTGGCGCTCTCTCTTACCTAAAAGGCGATCTCTATATTCCAGATGCAAAGAATGCGTATTGCATCGAAGTAAAGAATTATGAGAGCAGCCCTCTGAACGATAAAATATTTACAAATAAGACTAACTATCTTACAAACTGGTGGGAAAAGATTGTACAACAGGCAGGACTTAAATTACAGAAGCCTCTTTTGTTTTTTAAGTATACGAGATCTAAGATTTATGTAGTTACTTCAGATAAGCCAGTAAATACAAAACATATGTATATCTCTTGGCTTGACTGTTATGTAATGCTTGCGGAAGAATGGCTAAAACAAGAAACCGTGGAGTTTGTTCGTGATTAAATTTAAAGACACGATAATGGAGAAAAACAGCAATGTTCTTGTTGTTGACGCCATGAACCTTGCATTTCGCTGGAAACACCAAGGTAAGACTGATTTCGAAGATGAGTACGTTCGAACTGTTCAAAGTCTAGCTCAATCATATAAGTGCAGCAATATCATTATCGCTGCAGATCAGGGAAATAGTTACTATCGAAAGTCTATTTGCCCAGAGTATAAAGAGAACAGAAAAGAGCGTTACGAGAACCAGACTGAGAAAGAAAAGCAGGAAATGGAAGACTTCTTCCAAGAGTACGAAAGAACTCTAGAGGCTCTTTCAGAAAAGTTTCTTGTTCTTCGATACAGAGGCGTAGAGGCAGATGACTTGGCTGCTTTTGTTGTTAAATACCGAGAGAAGTTGAATATCGAAGATATTTGGCTAATCTCAAGCGACCGAGACTGGGATCTTCTCGTAAACGATAATGTTTCCAGATTCTCTACGGTTACTCGAAAAGAAACCACAGTACATAACTGGGATGAATTCTTTGAGTTTC